TTATTTCTTCATTTGAACAGGCGCTGATTGGTTTATGATAGTACGGAACTGTTTCTTTGCTCAATGACAGACAAAATTTTATAAAATTTCCCCCGGTACCAGGAAAATAAATTACAGAGCAAGATTTTATCATGAAATTATTTATAGAGTTGCTCAGCGAGCATGGGGGAATTGGTAGACCCAGCGGATTTAAAATCCGCCGCGAGATGCGCCCCGGTTCGATTCCGGGTGCTCGCACCATGTGGTATCTAGTCGAAATTCACGTGGAGGATTCTTTAACAAGGGATCTGCCACAAAGTCTCTACGTATGGTAGAGAACCAATGTTCTCGGTACTCACCTTCGGCAGCCACACGATACAGTGCTTGGATGCCGTGTTCATTGTCAAATCTCATAGTAATATTTATTCTGGCGTTAGTATAATGGATAATACAATCGGCTTCTACCCGATGAATATGGGTTCGATTCCTGTACGCCGGACCACTCTATAAATAAAAGAAAGCGTATATGAAAAAACTTGACCTAGAAAAAGTCAAAGCATACATTGATGCACAAAGTCCAGAAACTGCTGTTTATCTTGGCTGTGACAGTGAACGTGTCAAAATCAATGGACGTTGGTATGCTGACTATGCATTGGCCATTGTGGTCCACATCGACAGTTGCCATGGTTGTAAAATCTTTGGTGAAGTTGTGAGAGAACTAGACTGGGACCAACGCAGTGACAGACCCAGCATGAGACTCATGAACGAAGTGTACAAGGTCAGTGACTTGTTTCAACGCATGGCAGATGTGTTGGAAAACAGATTGGTCGAAGTTCACTTGGACATCAATCCAGATCAAATGCACAAGTCTAGCATAGTGGTCAATCAAGCAATTGGTTATATCAAAGGAACCTGCAATGTGATTCCCATGGTCAAACCCCAAGCATTTGCCGCAAGTTATGCGGCTGATAGACTACCTTGGGTACTGGACAAGGCAGCATGATACAACCGCGGATGAAGTGTTTACGGTTACACGTCAGTCTTCCAAACTGAAATAGACGAGTTCGAATCTCGCCTTCCGCTCCATTGTTAAATAGAAGTATGATTAAAAGAATTGTTGCATACGGAGATAGCATTACCTACGGATACGACTTGCCTGACTGCGACGATTGTCCTAGCAATTTAACTTATGCCGCACTGGTGGCCAAACATTACGGACTAGAATATGAATGTCGTGCAGTGGGATCAAACGCCAATCAAAGTATCACAAGAAATCTACTAGATTCAGAAATACTGTCAACAGATCTAGTGATAATCATGTGGACTTTTATAGATCGTAAAGATTTTTTATTTGATGGTGAACTAGGATGGCGCAGTATTTCTGCATATCATGTAGACCAGTATGCTTTTGCAAGTGAGTATTATAGATATATTGATACCTCACTTGATCACGAACTGTATTTGACTCATAAAGAAATTGTGATTGTGCAAAAATATCTAGAAGCAAACCATATTCCTTTTCTATTTTTGTCTGCCACTGATACTATTCTCAAAAGTTTAAATTGGAATAACACAAATCTATCGAATCTGATTGATCGATCAAAATGGGTAATACCTTTCCAAGAGCAAGGATTTTACGACTGGACCAAAGATCAACGATTGACTGTGCCCAAAGGAGGGCATCCAAACGAATTGGCCAATCGTATTCTTGCTGATTATATAATCAGCCAGGAGTTAATTAGTAAGTAATAATACAAAGGAACGTGGGCCGGATGGTAAGGCACGGGATTGCTAATCCCGCGGTGGTGACGAGCCGCTGATAGGGTTCGACTCCCTAACGTTCCGCCAGACAATGCGGGTATGATGTAAAGGTAGCCTGAAAATCTACGGTAAGGTATAAATACTAGTAGGAGATAGGTTACCATGAAAACATACAACTGCGGACATTGTGGAATAGAATGTAAATGGAGACATCAAGGCAATAACAAGTTTTGTAGTGTCCAGTGTGCTCAAACATTTAGATCACTAGAGCATAAGAAAAAATTCTTTTCTGGTCTGTTAGAAAAACGAATAGATAGACCAACTGCTAGGAAATATCTAGCAGAGGTAAGAGGTTATAAGTGTGAAGTATGTGGTATAAGTGATTATCAAAACAAGCCTATTACTTTACATGTTGATCATATAAATGGTGATCCTTCAAATGATCGTCCAGAGAATTTAAGATTAATCTGCCCTAATTGCCATAGCCAAACAGAATTTTTAGGCGGTGCTAATAAAGGCAGAGGACGCGGTTCATTAGGAATTGCAAGATATTAAGCGGGTATAATTCAGTGGTAGAATATCTCGTTGCCAACGAGACTGTCGTCGGTTCGAACCCGACTACCCGCTCCAAGTTGATTAAAGAAAGTGTGTTTAAAACTCATTGACGATGGGCCCAACTGCTAGGGACTATATCGGATCCAGGGCCGCTGAACGGGCGAAAGCCGCGTGGACTGCTAGTCACAGTCGAATTCATGTGCCTGGAGGGACGGGAGTGCAGTCTTGTATTCCGCACCCTTAAACACCAAGCAGTACTTTCTTTATTTCATTGCTCTTATAGGTAAATGGTATACCGGAGCCATGGTAAGGCTCAATTCTAAGTTCAATTCTTAGTGAGAGCACCAGATTATTTTACAGTGGCCAATCTCAAGGTTCTAAGGATGCAGATGTACATCCAGCCTACGTCAAACTCCCACCAAGTCTTAGAGAGGCGGGCACTGGCTGGATCCAAGTGATGATTGTTGTGTAACTCTTCGCCACCAATCACAATGCCCCAGGGACTGATGTTTCTACTAAGATCTCGTGTTTCGCCATTGCGATATCCCCACCAGTGTGCAAGACCGTTGATCACACCTGCGGCCCAGAATGGTATCCAAAGCATTTGTATGCCCCATATTATGGCGCCAACCCAACCCCAAAACCAGCAGTTGAGCACAAGGAGAATGCCAATGCCAAGTCTACTGTGAGCAGTGTATACGTTGCGCTCCACCCAATCAGCAGGAGTGCCACGACCATATGTGCTAACCATATCCGTATCTTTTGATGCCGCATGATATAATACTGCTCCCTTGAATAATACTTGCCAGATTCCATACACATGCGGTGAATGGGGATCACCTGCTTGATCACTGTATCTGTGGTGCTTGCGATGTATGGCCACCCATTGCTTGGTAACCATGCCTGTTGTGAGCCACAGCCAAAAGCGCATGAAGTGTTCGATCACAGGATGAAACACAACAGATCGGTGTGCTTGACTTCTGTGCAAATACAGTGTGACACATGCTATAGTGATGTGTGTTGCGACGAGGGTGTATATGAGTTCTAGCATCAATTACTTATGGGTCTTTAGTTCAATGGATAGAATGCCATGCTTCGAACTTGGAGATGTGGGTTCGATTCCTGCAGGACCCGCCAACATGCCCCTTAAACTAATCTAGTGAAAGTGCAGGACTGAAAATCCTGAAAGCCAGGAGCGTAACCTGGAGGGGGCACCATAAATATGACAATTAGGAAACTGTCATGAACCGGACCTTGATTTGGGTGTTGACGTGGAGTGTACTAGGACCAGTACCTGAATCGGGCGAACAAGCCAAGTTCAAAACTCAAGCCGAATGCAAGCAGGCCCGAGTCCAAAAGCGTGAAGAATATCAGACACAGAAAAAACGCATTGTGGCCGCATGTCATCAAAGTACCAAATAGAGCAGGGTCGAAGTCTCGTGAGGCATAAATATATCTATGTATTACTATGTCTATCAAATAACAAATCTCCGTAACGATAAAATATATGTCGGTAAGCACAAATCTATTAAACATCCTTCTGAAAATGGATACTACGGTTCAGGAAAACAAATTACCGCCGCTATTAAAAAATACGGTATAGAAAACTTTAAGAAAGAAGTATTACACTATTGCTCGTCATTGGAAGAAATGGCTAGTAAGGAAGCAGAAGTTGTTACTGAAGATTTTGTAAAACGCCCAGACACCTATAATATGCACAAAGGTGGCCCGGGAGGATGGGATCACTACAACGGTAGCAAAGAACATAGCAAAAACTCTCGCAAAGGTGGACTGAAAGCGGCAAAAATATTAAATGAAAAGATACTGCAAGAACGAGCCAGCAACACAGAGTGGTGGCAAAATTGGCATAGTAAAGTAATTGCGGCAAATAGAACTAAGAATAGTAATGGTTGGAGTAACTTTACTCCAGAAGAATACAAACAACAAAGATTGAAAAAAAGTTTAGATTCCTCTGGAGAAAAAAATAGTCAATTTGGTAGAATATGGATTTCTAATGTGTTGACTAAAGAAGTTAAACGTGCTACAATAAATGATATTATTCCTGAAGGATGGGTAAGAGGCAAAACAGGACATGTTCCTAAGAAACTCTGGGTAAATAATAGTATTAAGGAACATTATATCTTGCTCGAAAAAGAACAAGAATATGTTTCTAAAGGATTTAGTAGTGGCAGACTTAAATGAAGCATGCCACAAAACAGAATTCGTTGAAGGTAGAAGTACAGAGGACAAGAAGCGGAGTGGTGTCCGCCAGGTCCACCATAAGCATATGTGGGTTTGAGTCCCAAGTGATACGGTCACCGAATCCGTACTTCCAGATTAGGGTATGCTTATGATGGGCCTGATTAATCCTATCGATTGACTCTTGAGGGCTACTGGAGAATCGGCAATGTAGAAGCCGTAGGGTTGGGGGTTCCCGGCCGAAGACACAAAAAAAGTAAACGCAAACGACTCACAGTTTCGCATTGCAGCCTGATAAAGGCCGCTAGGGTAGGAAATACCTCGTAACAGAAACCACCAAAAACCCGCTTCGGCGGGTTTCTCTTGTCAACCCTTTTGAGGGCTAAGGCGTTGTATATGTATGTCAAGGAGACATCAATGATACACGCTACCAAATGTGACAGTCAGGACAAACCGGGCAAAAACGAAATACCTCGATCCATGATCAATTGGATGCGAGTAAAAGACTGTCCTGACTGTGATCGCAAGCGAACTACTGTTTGCAAAGATCCCACTTGCGGTCGTCGAAAGTAGTATCACCAAACCGGTTGATTTCCTACACAATCCCTGTATAATACACTGTATGGGAACGCAAACAGACTATTTTGAACGCATAGGTTACCGAGCCAAGTATCAAATTGGCGATAGAGTATTCGGACACTGGAACAAGATTCCTTTTGTGGGCACAGTGGGCAATGACCGTGTGATTGACAAAACCGGCCCACAAGTGACCATTCACTTAGATCTACCCATCAAGTTTGAACAACAGGTACGCAATGTGATTGTTGTCAAGCATCAAGATATCACCAAACTAACACAAATGTAAAGGAAACACATGTCAAGACTCAGCAGTGAACTAGCAGTAGAACGAATTGGCAATCGTTACGATTTAATCTTGGTTGCCAGCCGACGTGCCCGAGAACTCAGCCGCGGAGACATGCCCCGAGTTGATCCAGGCCGGAGCAACATCAGCACAGCCCTGCTGGAAATCGAAGCAGGTGCAGTAGATCGAAGTTATCTCTACAAGAAACAAGATTTAGCAACCA